ACAGGTAATCTTTGTATCGAAGTAGAACGTAGAGGTAAGCCTACTGGTATCAGCATAACCAAAGCTAAAATTTGGATACACGTATTAAGTAAAGGTAATAAGCAGATGTTACGCTTAGTATTTGATGTACCTGTACTAAAAAAGATTGTCAAAAAATATAAGGATAATTGGAAAATGGTTGGAGATAGAAAAGAAACGAAAGCAGTTATGATTAAATTTAAGGATATATTAAATGCAGTTGCCGAAATCAATTAAGCTTGGACACTTTGAAATATTTATCAAAGAACTAGACCCGGAGATTGCAGCGGCTAGTAGTGAAGAAGGTTCTTTTCTTCCAACAAGTAGAACTATTTGGATAGATAAATCAATAATAGAAAAAGGCGGTCCAGATTTAGTTTGCGTATTGATACATGAATTGATGCACGTCTCTTATTTAAAAAATAATTTTAATCAAACTTCTAGTGAAGAAGATTTGGTGAATGGTTTCAGTAATGACCTTACTGAACTTCTCTCTCGTGATGAGCTTCTCAACATTATTAATAAAATATTGAGAGGTAAAATTGGAAAACATAGACCCAAAAAATAGAACGATGCTCGTTGATGGAGACATCGTAGCGTATATGTGTTCAGCTCAAATGGAAGAACCTATAAAATGGGACGATGACGTTTGGACTTTACACGCAAGTGAAAGCAAAAGTATTGATAAGCTTGCAGACACATTAGAATATTATTCTAACATCTTACTCTGTAGAAATATTGTTATCGCTTTATCTAGCAAAAACAATTTCAGAAAAAAGATTTATCCTTTGTATAAATACAATAGAAAAAATAATCGTAAACCACTTACATATTCTCCTTGTAAGCAATGGCTTAGAGATAATTTTAAAACGTATGAATATAATTATTTAGAAGGAGACGATATGTTAGGAATACTTGCTACATCTAAAATGATAGATGGAGACAAGGTAGTATTAACAAAAGATAAAGACTTAAAAACTATTCCTTGCACAATATGGTTTATGCAAGGTGATAATTACACAGAAATTTCTGAAGAAGAAGCAGACTATAATCATATGCTGCAGACGTTAGCTGGTGATTATACTGATGGTATACCCGGTTGTCCTTCTATCGGAATCAAAACTGCAGAAAAAATATTAGCTCCACACAGAGGTAACAAAGAAGCTATGTGGCAAGCTATAGTTAGAAGATACGAGATGAATAATCTTGATGAAAAACACGCTCTCACTCAAGCTAGACTAACACGCATTATTCGTAATGAAGATTATAACTACGAAAGAAAGAGACCTATATTATGGCAATCACCAAAACAGAAGACTTCTTAAGAGAAGCAATGACTATTACCAATGACAGAAATAAAACTCATGGTGATAGAGTAGTCAATCATGGAAACATATCACAGCTATGGAGTTGGTATTTAAAGAAAGAAGTAACAGCTTATGATGTAGCTATGATGATGGCATTACTAAAAATTGCTAGAACTAGAACAGGTAATCCAAATAAAGATGACCTTGTAGATGGTGCAGCATACTTAGCAATAGCTGGAGAATTAAGGTTTGATGATTAAAAAACTATTTACCGACACCTTAAAGACTAACGATGTTCCTCCTATGCCTCTAGTAAAGCAAGATTTACTGGAGGCTTTAGATACTCGTTTCCCTAATCAATCCGCTGATTTGCAATGGAGTGAGAAGGAAGTCTGGTTCAAAGCTGGCCAAAGGTCAGTTGTAGAATTTTTAATAAAACAATTTAAAGAACAAGAAGAAGATGTGTCTAGGTAGACGTTCATCGCCACCTCCGCCACCACCTCCACCTTCTCCACCACCACCAAGACCTACAAATACACAGACGTCTCCCGAGCCGGCTGAAAATACAGGTACAAGTAGAAGTGGTTCAGAGAATGTAGAAATGAAAAGAAAAGGAAGAAAAGATTTAAAAATTCCTCTTCTTGAAGGTTACGGAACTGGCGTACAAATTCCACAGTAAATATGTATACAGAAACAAAAGGTAATACAGCTCAAGGGCGGTATGAACAATCTGAAACTCAAAGAGAATTATTTCTTGAAAGAGCAAGAGATAGCGCAAAGCTTACTCTACCAACTTTGATACCAGATAATGATTATACAAACTCAACTAAATATAAAACGCCATATCAGGGCATTGGAGCTAGAGGCGTTAATAATCTAGCATCAAAACTTTTATTATCTTTATTACCTCCGAATGCTCCATTCTTTAGATTAAAGATGGACGACTTTGTTATTAAAGAAATTGAAGGTGATGAAAATTTAAAAACAAGTATTGAAGAAGGTCTATCCCAAATAGAACGAGCTATAATGACAGACATTGATGTAATGGCTGATAGAGTAGCAATCTTCGAAGCTTTAAAACATTTAATTGTAGCTGGTAATGTACTCTTATTTGTGGGCGAAGATGGAATACGAGTATTCCCTTTGTCAAGATACGTGGTCAAAAGAGACCCGTCTGGTAATGTTCTTGAAATCATTACAAAGGAATGTCTTTCACCTAATGCACTTCCAGATGAAATACGTAATCAAGTTATTGAAAATCTTAAAGGTGATGAAAAGACAGTAGATATATTTACACATATTCATAGAGTAAAAGATAAGTTTAAAATATTTCAAGAAGTAAAAGGAATGCCTATACCTAAAACTCAAGGTAGCTTTCCTATAGATAAATCACCATACATACCTTTACGATTTAATAGAGTAGATGGTGAAGATTACGGAAGAGGTTATGTAGAAGAATACTACGGAGACCTAAAAAGTTTAGAAGGATTAACTAGAGCAATAGTAGAAGGTTCAGCTGCAGCATCTAAAGTTTTATTTATGGTTGCTCCTAATGGTACTACTCGTGCTAGAAAATTAGCTGAGTCTCCTAATGGTGCTATCATAGAAGGCTCTTCAAATGATGTTTCAGTTTTACAAGTAAATAAGTTTGCAGATTTTAGAATAGCTTACGATACAATGAATAGAATAGAAACTAGATTACAACTAGCTTTCTTACTTAACAGTTCTATTCAACGTAATGCAGAAAGAGTTACAGCTTCAGAAATAAGATTTATGGCTGAAGACTTAGAGCAAGCATTGGGTGGTATATACTCAATACTATCTCAAGAATTTCAATTACCATTTGTCATGCGTAAAATGGCAATGATGGAAAAGAATAAGAAGTTACCAGCTTTACCTAAAAGCGGAGTACGTCCAAGTATAGTTACAGGATTAGAAGCATTAGGAAGAGGTAACGATAAAAATAGATTAGTAAGTTTCTTACAAACTTTAGCAGAAACTTTAGGTGCAGAAACAATAGCAAAGTATATCAATGTTACTGATGCTGTATCAAGACTTGCTACAAGTGAAGGCATAGACCCTAAAGGTTTAGTAAGAAGTGAACAAGAATTACAGGCTGAAATGCAAGCTCAGCAACAAGCAGCTCAACAACAACAACTTGAGCAAGTTGCTGGTCAAGTGGCTGGTAAAGTTGCTGGTAACATTCCGCCTAAATCTCTCGGCGAAAGCTTACAACAATTAGAAAATCAAATAGGACAATAAATGGTAGATACAATCGAGCCTCAAGATAATACAGTTATCGAGGCACAACAAAAAGAAAACTTACAAGTAAATCAAGATAGACCTAGCTGGTTACCAGAAAAATTTAACACAGCTGAAGATTTGGCAAAAGCTTATGGTGAATTAGAAAAAGCTTATTCATCTAAAGAAGCTCCACAACCAATGAACCAGCAACAAGCGGAACAAGCTACAGGTTTATCATTAGATAATTATTATAATGAGTTTGCTGAAAAAGGTGAACTTAGTGATGATAGTTACAAACAACTTGAATCACAAGGTTTATCACGTGATTTAGTAGATAGTTATATAGAAGGACAAAGTGCTATTGCAGATGGACACGTTTCACAAATTAAATCTGCAGCTGGTAGTAATGCTGATTATGAAAAGATAACTTCTTGGGCAGCACAAAATTTACCAGAAACTGAAGTTAGTACTTTTAATAACATAGTTGAGAATGGTTCAGTAGAAGAAGCTATGATGGCTGTCTCTGGACTAAAAGCTCGATATGATAATTCTGTAGGCGTGCCACCGAACCTACTTCAAGGTCAGCAAGCACAGCCTACAAGTGCTTTTCAATCAACCGCTGAAATAGTAGCAGCAATCAACGACCCTAGATACCAAGTAGATACTGCGTATCGAAAGACAGTTGAAGAAAAAATAAAGAGGTCAAATGCTTTGGGATAAACTGAAAACATTTTGGAACTTTGTAAAACCAGATAATCAAAATCTAATTTGGATTGCTGGCGTTATGTTCCTATTAGTACTCCTAACAATCATATTCTAATGATACAGTTATTAGGAGCTGCTTCTCCTATTATATCTGCATTATTTAAAACAGTAGATAAAGTAGTAGATAGCAAAGAAGAAAAAGACAGAATAAAAGCTAAGATACAAGAACAAGCGTTAGCTGGAGAGATGAAAGAAATTTCTACTGCAGCTAACATTATTCTTGCAGAAGCAAAGAGTGAAAGTTGGATTGCACGTTCGTGGCGTCCATTACTTATGATGATTGCTATTATAATTATAGCAAACAATTATTTAATAGTTCCGTATGCAAATGCTTTCTTTGGCGTTGGCATACAATTAGATTTACCAGATGCGCTATGGACTTTACTAACTATAGGAGTTGGTGGGTACACGCTTGGTAGAAGTTCTGAAAAGATTGCAGACAAACTTAAGAAACCTAAACCCGGAGAGTAATTATGCCAAAACATTATGGAAAATCAAAACCAAAAAAGATGAAGCAACAAGCAGCTATTGCTATTGCTAAAAAGAAAAAACAGGCTTTAAAAATTAAAAAGTAAATGTCTTTATACGAAAATATAAATAGAAGAAAAAGATTAGGTATTAGTAGAAGTAAAAAGAAATCTTCTATTACAAACAAAGCTTATGCAAATATGCAAGCTGGCTTTCCTAAAAAGAATAGAAAAACTTTAAAGATACAAGCATGACTCCAGAAGATAAACAAAAATTAAAAATACATAGTAAAAATCATTCTGCAAAACATATGGCTATAATGAATGCTATGATGCGTAGCGGAAAATCATTTAATCAAGCACACAGAGCAGCATTAAAAATTGAGCGCAAAGGAAAACAAACCACTTAACAAACCTATAAGGGAAGTTAAGGGTAATAAAAAATTTAAAGTCTTTGTAAAAGATAAATCTACAGGCAACATCAAGACAATAAGATTTGGTGATGCCAACATGACAATCAAAAAGAATATACCAGCTAGAAAGAAAAGTTTTATAGCTAGACATTCTGCTATCTTAGCAAAAGTGAAAGGTCAAAAAAACTTATCGCCTGTTTATTGGGCGCTTCGTTCTTGGAAAACGTAACCACCTCTTATTAGAGGGGTGCTTTCTTATATTATTATCTTCAGCCTCTTGCGAGAGACAACTTTAGAAAACGTAGAGAATGACAATTAACTTTTTATTATAAGGAAATAATAATATGGCTTTTC